TGGTTTAATCCATCATTAGAATCTCAATTATATTGGGATGCAACTGGAAGCGATTATATTTGGACAAATACAAGATGGGGAGGCGTAAAATTTGCAACAGGGGAGTCTGGATCATTGCCATCAAAACACTATATTCCATTTAGTGGCGCATCAGGAGCATTTTGTAATGATATATATTTTAGTATTAGCAATACTGGTCAATTTCCTGCAGGGCTTTTTTCTGGTGATCTTTGCGTTAAAACTTCTGACCCAATAAATCAAAAAATATTTTTTCCTATTTTGATTAATTATCTACAAAATTAAGTGTAATCATTTATAGAAAAACGAGTCAAAAGTTCTTTAAAATCTTCATAATATTGAAAAAAACTTCCGCAAGCCGAGTCCACAAGACAAAACCCATGGAAATAACCTACATCTAAGCTGAGTTTCTTTTTTGTCGCCCTAGGGCGCTCCATAAGATATCAGGACACCTTCGTGAGAAGGTAAATGTAAAATATTCAAAAATGCTGAAACCCGTTGCTCAGAAACAACCCTAGGGCCCCATATTTGACTTAGTCTTTCTTTAGCTTAAAAAATAAAACAAATGCATATGCGCATATCAAATGCGTTATTGATCCGCACATTATATATGATAAATATTTGAAATTCTCAAACAAAGGATTATACAAAAAACTAAAAAATAATCCTATCCAAAAACTACTACATTCTGGACATAAGAACGGTTTCCTAACATAAGGCACTCTAGCTATCAAATTCCTAATTGGTATAAAAATATCTGCAAAATTCCACATAAAACTCAAACTCGAACTTAATATTAAGTAACTTAAAATATTAAAAAACATCATAAGAAAAATACATAAATATGCTCTTCATCAAATTTTATTGTTCCAAAAGATTTATAAATAGCTTTTTCTTTCATTAATTTATCTTTGAACTTATCCCATTCAGAAATTTTAACCTTTTCTACCACTCCAGCGTATTGTTTGCTTGTATGTTTTCGATTTATAGCTTCAAGATCTAAATTTATATTATTGTCATTTAAAAAACTATTAACAAAAATTGAAATTTTTTCTTTATTTTTGATAACATATACTTCTATTTTGTTCTTGCATGTGCAATTTGGATTAGAGATAAAGCTTTCTATATCAGCGTATATTTCTGGAGTAAAGGCTTGAAGTTCATTTTTAAATTTTTTATTGAATAAAAGCTCTAATACTATTTTAGGTAATAGAGGATTATTAGTATCGATATTCATATTGATTATATATTTATTTTATACAAATTTCTAATTAAAATTGTGTAATACTGTGTATGTCATCATGCCATTCGACATGTCCAGGTGGTAATATAGAGTTTGTTTTTCCTCTTCCAGATGGGACAGTTGACGCAAATGGAAACGGCTACTTAATATGTTGCTCTTGTCCAGAAGATTAAAATTGAAGTCTAAAATATTGAAAAAGGTGTAATAATACTATATGAGTTATATTTACACATTCAAAGATACACCAGTTAGATTTTATTTCACAGGTCAAGTTAGTCCTTTATCTGTTACAAATGTATCATTCTCTACTACAAACAACATTACTCCAGTCAAAAGTTTAGGAAAAAAACAAGCTTATTTTCATCAAGTGACTTCAGACTCAGTAATTCACAATGTAAATATAACTTATAATATTCAAAATGATGATCCGATTGCTAATGTTATTGCAGATATTAAAAACCGTGGATATGCATTTACAACTAATGCTATCACAGATACATCGTCTTTTGCTTCAACATCCTCAATAAATATTGGTGGCTTACTTTATACTGGTTTATATTTAGATAATTTTTCTTTTTCAGTTGAACCTAATTCTATTGTTTCTGCCCAAGCTTCATTTTTTACTTATGATCCTCCAAGTGGTCAAATTGGATCTGATTATACTTATGCAGGTGGATTAAATAATCAAAATTTCTTACATGGATCCAGAATGCTAGCTGATAACGCATATTATGGGGGTACACTTTTAACTCCAGATACTTACGAAACTCAAGTAGAAAATTATGATGAATTATTTAGCATTGGATATAATTTCAAAGCAGAATATTTACCTGTTAAAATTTTAAATTATAGACGGCCAAAAACTGTAAAATTAAATGGCGCTTCAGAGGAATTTGAAATGAGCGAATCTTTGTATAGAAGAATATTATACACAGGTGAATCAAGAGATATAAAATTTAATCTTCAAGCGATATGTTGTCCATCTACTAATTACGTAGTAAGAATTACTGGGGCCCAAGCGGTTTCTGTAGAAGGTTCAAGCGCTGTTAATGGAATAACAACTGCTAAAAGAAGATTTACTAAATTCTATTAATGTTTATATCTTTTAAAGATATTCCAGTAATTGCAACTTTAGAAGAATACTCGCCCTATCTTGAAGAAAATCCATTCTACAATCAATACACTGGGTATTCTTTTTCCGCAGAATCAATTAATATAAATGTAAGTAAAAATGCAAATTTTTATTTTCAAAATGATAGTCTAAAAGATTTTGGGCCTTTTAAAACAAATGATGGATCAAGAAGCTCTCAAGGCGGAGTTACAACAATAGACATTTCTTATTATATGTCTGTTCCAGAAGAAGCAATGTTTTTTATAGCTACATGCCCACCCTTTAGAGACGAAATAAATAGCAATTGTGCTAAAATATATAACGAGGCCCATTATTCTAAAAATCTTTATAATGAAGTAATGAAAAAATATAATTTAATTTTTGGCAGTGGCATTTTTAGACAATCTTATCTTAAATCTTATTCTTTTGAAGTGACACCTAATAATATTATAAAAAATAATATTAGTTTTGTAACTTATAGTCCATTTTCTGGATTTAATAGTAATATAACAAATTATTTAAAAACAAAAGGTGTAGGAAATATTTATAAAATAAATTCAACTAAAAATAAATCAAGTAATTGGTGCCCTGCAGAAAGTTTTAATTTTAAATTATATGAAAAATATATACCCACAGGTAATCCAATTGAAATTAAGATTTTAGATTCTGAAAGTGGTAATTTATTAAGATATAATTATTCATACAAAGCGGATATTCAGCCTGTTTATAGGGCAACAGAAAGATACCCATATAGGGTTATTTATAATCAAGAAGAAATCACCATGGATATTGATATTGATTATCAAGATTTATATATTAATGATCCACTATATTATAATTATACATCTGAATTAAAAATTAAAAATTTATTAGATGCTACTCTTGAGGTCCCTAAAGAAGGTTCACAATCATGGAACGCGGGAAATCAATATTTTGGTTGTGCATTTAAGATGCAGAGCGGAACATTATTTAACATGCAAGCTTCAGCAAAAACAAATGACATAATGAATAATAGATTTTCTTTAAAATATTACGTATAATAACATTATGGCACACACCGCTTCAATATTCAGAGATAAAATATTAATAAATTGTAATTTAAATAATTTTGATCTTTCTATTAATTCATCTCTTTTATTCAAAGATGATTTTTCAAGTTTTACTATAAAAAATATTAATAAATATTATATTGAAAAAAATTTCAAAAGATCAGAACAAAATGATAAAATTTATATTTTTAAAAATTGTGAGGATTTAGCTGAAAATGATTACATAGACTTAACATATAAAGAGATGGAATTCATAAATTATACAGAAATTTTAGATAAACAAGGAGAAATATACGTATTTCAAGAATTTTTTCCAGAAAAAGGAAAATGCGAAGAATCAGAAAAAACTATATTAAAAATTAAAAATATTAATGAAAAACAAGAAATAGAATTTGATATAATCCAAAAAGGAAAATATACGTTACCTCCAGAAGAGGATGTTTATTTTATAAGCAAAAATGGCGCAAAAATAAAAATAAATCATTTATATGACGAAACTGGAGAGAAAAAAGTGCAATCAAATATGATTAAAAAAATATTTTATTATAAAGATTATGCAATAATAGAACTTTTTTATAATTTGCAAGATAGCATACAAGAAGGAGTTTTATTTGCTCAAAAAATATTAGTAGATACTTTTGAAAATTTAAAAGATCGTAATAAAGTATCAACTCCATTTATTTTATTAAAAAATTATTTACCAAATCTTGACTTGCATTACGAAGCTATTGATGATCCATTTTGGGGGGTTGTTTTACAAAAAATATTATTAAAAATGGATAAAAAAATTGGCGAGTTAGAAGAAAAAATTAAAAAAATATCAAATTAATCTTTTGGATCTTCAGGAATTTTTGTAGAGTTATCTATATAAGTCTCTAGATTTGGAAAAGATTTAGACGCTTCGTATATTGCTGGCAGATTAAAGGCTTCGTAAATTTGTCCTTCTTTTCCAGCAAATCCTGTTACTACTTGTCCCGTTTGGGAAAGAAAACTTCCTTGGAATATTCCGCTTTCAACTTGTGGAAAAAAGTGTTGAGTATCTCCAGACTTTAATTTTAATTGACTACTTATACTGCTTTCAATACTTGGAAAAGATTTAGACGCTTCGTATATTGCTGGCAGATTAAAGGCTTCGTAAATTTGTCCTTCTTTTCCAGCAAATCCTGTTACTACTTGTCCCGTTTGGGAAAGAAGACTTCTTTGGAATATTCCGCTTTCAACTTTTGGAAAAAAGTCTTGAGTATCTCCAGACTTTAATTTTAATTGACTACTTATACTGCTTTCAGTATTTGGAAAAGAGTTGGATACTTCATACTTTCCTATCAATTTAAAGGCTTCGTAAATTTGTCCTTCTTTTCCAGCAAAGCCTGTTACTACTTGTCCCGTTTGGGAAAGAAGACTTCTTTGGAATATTCCGCTTTCAACTTCTGGAAAAAAGTCTTGAGTATCTCCAGACTTTAAATTAATTTGGGCAGAAATGTTATTTTCTTCTTGAGGACTTGATATAAATGTATCTCCTTTAAATAATTTATCAGAAGATGTTACGCTCGCTTCTGTATTTGGAAATACAGAAGAAGCGTCGCCAATTGGTAATTGTTGTGAGTTAGTCTGTGCTGGTTCTTGCAAATTTTCATTTGTTGCATTTACTAAAGGCAAAGGGCTAGACATTGGTGGATTTCTTTTGTTATAAATAAAAGCGTGATATTTTATTTTAACATCGGCGGAGGCATCAGCGCTTGCGCTAAATGATTCACCAACAAATAAAGCTTCTGAAAAACTAAATCTAAATAATTCTTCTTCTGGATTTTTAAATTTATTAAAAATAATTTGAAAATTTTCCACTTTGTATTTGCAAATTAAATCTCTAATATTTTGAAGACTATAATCATCTGCTTTAATGCTAAATTCTATTTCTGCAAGAATTGGGGGAACAACTATTATTTGCTTTGGATATGCGCTTCCCAATGCATAGATAATATTTTTTTCTGCAGATATATTTAATGTAAAAGACTGTAGTCTATTAAAATTAAAGTCATCTAAATTTATTTGTATATTTGAATAATCTGTAATATCTATATCAGGAGTGGTCAAAGATTCACTATCTGCTTTTTCTATACTACTTCCAAAATCTCCTATTGCAGATATATCTAAAGTAACTTGAGGTATTTCGCCAACTGCACAAGATAAGTTATATCTAGTTAAAACACCAGAATTGAAAGCAAAATATTTATTTTTATAATCTATGTGGCCAGAAAAACCCTGCTCGTAATCTAAAAATTTAACAAATTGGTCTTTATCTATCAGAAGTTTTGATATATTGATTTCCGCTAAAGTATTTTGATTATTGTAATAAGTAACAGTATCCATTCCAAGAGACTTGACTTGCTCTATTGGGGCAGCGTAGCTAGCATTGAAACTCTGTACGCCTAGTACTTTCTCATTATTAATGTAAATATTCTGATTTTCTTTGCGAATTCTAGATAACATTATCATTTATTACACTATTAATAGGTGTAATACTTTGAAAGGTAAAAGGTGAAAAGGTAAAAATTATGCCATTAAGCTCTATATATAACGTTTCTGCGTATAATTCTAATGCTACATATGCGTTAAATGATATATGTATATATAATAGCAAATATTATTATAGTTTAAAATGGTCAAATACATCTAATCCAACTATAGCATCGGCTTGGGGTGGATATAAGAGTTATTCTACGCCTTATGGAGCAGCCGTAGCTGCTCCAGAATGTATTTGGGTACCAAATTATGCATCTGAGATTGAAAATAAACCGATGGTAATGAAGATACAATTTGGAGATGGATACGAACAAAGGGTTCCAGATGGAATTAACGGCTCTCTTATTAAATTGAGTTTAATATTTGAAGGCAGAAGTGAAAGAGAAGTAAAAGCAATTGTGCATTTTTTCAATGCAAGAAAAGGTGTAGAGCCATTTTTCTTTCATCATGTTTTCCCATATAATTATGATTCAACTTCTCAAAATTATCCTAAAAGATTTATGGTGGATGAATTTTCTACTAGATCAGTTTTTTATGATAATTATACAGTAAATGCAAAACTTTCGGAAACAGTAAATATATGAGCTTAGATAATAATATAAAAAATGCAAGTAAAAAGATATATTCAGAAAGAACAAAGTTAAATCCAAGTACGCTCATTACATTATATGAATTAGATTTCAGAATATTAGGAGAAGGAAAAAACAGTTTTGAATTACAAAATATTAATTTTTCTGCAGTTCCTTATCCATATAATGGAGTCACTAGCGCTTCTGATACTGACGGAGTTTTACGATTTCATAATTTAAATATAAATTTAGAATCAAATAGCACCCTATTAGCTAACGGTAAATTATTTAATCAAATTATTTGGAAAGGAAAAAGATATTTGCCATTTCCAATTCAAGCTGAAGGCTATGAAGCGAGTACCAGAGGAACTTTACCAAAACCTAAAATATCATTTTCAAATCAATATCAAATTCCTACTTATGAAGTTTTTTTTAAAACTATTAAAAGATCAATTAAATCTATTGGAGATATTATTGGGCTTAAAGTTTCGAGAAGAAGAACATTTTTAAAATATTTAGATGCAATTAATTTTAAAAGCAGTGGAGGAATAATAAATAACGATTTAATTCAAATTGATCCAGATCCTCTAGCTGAATTACCTACAGATATATATTATATAGAAAGAAAAATAAGAGAAACCAAAAATATTTTAGAGTATGAAATGAGTTCAATTTTAGATTTAGAAAATATAAAATTGCCATTCAGAGGCATGTATTCTCAATCTTGTAGTTTTGAATATAGAGGAGAAGGATGCGGGTATGGAACTCAAATTTATGGTGCGGCTGAAAAAAATAGTGGTGGGCCTATCGCTACAGAGAAAGACGAAGTAATACGAGATTTAATCGGCGGAGCGGTCTTAGTCAATAGAGGACTTTGGACTGGTACTGGAGTTTATTCAAAAGGTCATTATGTTCATGTTTTAATAGATGGAATAAAATATTTTTATGTGTGCAAAGTAGATAATGTTGAGACTGATTCTCAACAAGCAAATGCTCATCCACCTACAGATATAAGTTATTGGTATAGAGACGCATGTTCAAAAAGATTAACTGGATGTTATAAAAGATTTAATAGAGGTGGCGAGATAGGTATTCCATTTGGTGGGTTTCCAGCCACAAATAGAGGAGAATAAAATGGTAGATGTAGAATTACATGGAATTTTGTCTGAAAAAATGAATAAAAATAAATGGAGGCTAGCAGTAAATAGCGCTTCTGAAGCTATTAGAGCTATCGAAGCAAATACAAAAACTTTTTATAAAACTTTAATAAAACTTGATGAGCAAAATATTAAATATAGAATTTTAATAAATAAAAAAGATTTTAAATATTTTAAAAATGAAGAAGATATTAAAAATGATTTTGAAAAAGCTTTTAATTCTAATTTAATAACAAATTTTGAAGAAGAAGAACTTCAATCTGTAGATATAGTCCCAGTATTAGAAGGGGCAGGTGGCGGGCTTATGGCTACAATAGCTGGAATTGTTGTAGCTGTAATTGGAGTAGTACTGATGGTTTTTCCTGTGACGGCGCCTTTTGGTGCAGCAATATTCATCGCTGGTATTGGTCTTGCTGCGGCTGGATTTCTTAGTTTAATGTCATCACCACCTCCGTATGTAGCTCCAGAATTTGCTTCTCCAGATGTCGCTGGTAGTAAAAGCGGAGGTGGAAAATCTTATCTTTTTGATGGCCCAACAAATACGGCTGGAGAAGGCGGCCCAATACCAATTGGATATGGAAGATTAACAGTAGGATCAAAAACTATTTCTGCTACTTATAGTCCAAATTATGTTCCTAACAGTTCCGCTCAAAGAACAACTTAAAAAATGAGCGAAAAATATTTAATTAAAAATCAATTAATTCAAGGTGCAGGATGTTTCGTCGCTGGAACAAAAATATATACTCCTTTGGGATATAGAAATATTGAAGATATTAAAATTAATGATTTAGTATTTTGCTTTGATAAAGATTTATCTATAAAAATTAGTACAGTTGAAAATGTTTTTGTACATCATAACGAAAAAACAATTGATGTATTCTTTAAAGATAAAAAAATTCGTACTACGCCAAACCATCCATTTTTAAATCAAAATAATAAATTTATTGAAATTGCAAATTTTACTACAGATGATTTAATCGTAGATAGATTTGGCGAAAAAATAAAAATAAATAATATAGAAATTATTGATGATAATTATACTGTTTATAATTTTACTGTAGCAAAATATAGCACTTATATTGTAGAAGACATATTCGTACATAATAAAGGAGGAGGTAGTCCTCCTCCTCCTCCACCACCACCAGATCCACATAGGCCAAGTGAAGTCGATGAAGGCATAATTATTGCGTCAAATAAAAAATTATCAAGAACCGAAACAGAAGTTTGTGACTTAATATCAGAAGGACCAATAGATGGTCTTGTTTCTGGTGTATGGAAAAATTTTGGAACTATTGGAACTGTAGGATGGAATAAATCCGTTTTTAGTAAATACGCAGGAGGAGCAAATGGAAAATTAAAATCCGTACTTTGGAATCAAGCATCATTAGTAGATGATAATGGAAATTATAATTATTCAAATATAAATTTTGCAGCATATGATGGATCTCAAACTACTGCAAATCAGTTAACTAGCAATATTCCTGGTAAATATTTTTCTGAGATTCCATTTGCTTCAAGAACTATGAATATAGGAGAATCTTTAAGGTACAGCCCTCAAGGTAGCCTTGATTTTGTAAAAAGTTATACTTTAAAATCAAAATATATAAATAAAATTATTGTTGCAATTAAAATTGATATACTTTATGATCAACAAAATGATCCAATGTTAGATAGAACTTATAAGGGTGGCTATCCAACACCAACTTCTGATACTGTTGGTGATATAAGAGATCATTCCATTAGTTATTCATTTGTTATTAGAAAATTAGTTAAATTTCCAGATGGTACTCAAACTACAACACCCGTTCTTAGCTCAAATGAATTGAGCGAAGGAAAAATAACTGCAGGTTTTATACAACGTTTTGAGTTTGATATTAGTTCAAAATACAACGCAGATTTAGAAATAGATAGTTTAGTTGGTTGGGAAGTAGAAATTAAAAGAACTAGTACAGAAAGCCCTAAAATAAACGTAAGAGACGTATGCTCAGTTCATTCGATTACAGAGGTATTTGCTGAAAGATTCATATATCCAAAAGTAGCTATTTTTAAAAGTTTATTTACTTCAGAATATTTTAGTCAAGTGCCTACCAGAGCTTATGATGTGAAATTACTTAAAGTAAAAATTCCGTCTAATTATAATCCAATTACAAAACACTATAATGGCGATTGGGATGGAACATTTAACAATGCTTTATCTTGGACCGATAATCCAGCTTGGTGTTATTATGATCTCTTAACAAATAATCGATATGGATTAGGAAAATATATAAAATCTGAAAACATAGATAAGTGGCAAATTTATGAAATTGCAAAATATTGTGATACTATTGTTTCTAATGGTTATGGAGGCACGGAACCAAGATTTACATGCAATACAATTATAAATGATTTTTCTGATGCTTATACTTTATTAAATGATTTTGCAAGTATATTTAGAGGTTTGTCTTATTATGCCAATGGTCTTATTTATGTTACTTCAGACATGCCTCAAGAGGCAATTAGTATGTTTAATAATTCTAATGTAGAAAATGGCGATTTTTCATACGCAAGTAGTGCAAAAAAAGTAAGAAATACTGTCGCTATTGTTAGATATAATGATGTTAATAATTCTTTTAAACCAGGCATAGAATATGTAGAAGATTCAGATGGTATTAGAAAATACGGAATTAGAAAATTCGAAATGAGCGCTTTTGGTTGCACAAGCAGAGGGCAGGCTTATAGGTTAGGAAAATGGGCGTTAATTAGCGAACAGTTAGAAACTGAAACAGTAGCTTTTACAGTTGGGCTTGACTCTTTATTTTTAAAACCTGGAGATATAATTAAAATTCAAGATCAACATAGAACTATTGATCGTTTAGGAGGAAGAGTTTTATCAATAGGAACAACTAATAATGTTCATAATTTTGTTATAGATCAACCATATGCAGATTTATTAACATATTTGCAAAATACAAACTTGTCCACTTTTAGATTTAGCATACTTACTCCAACGTCAAGAGCAACTGGAAATATGTATTCTGATTATGTAACTGAATTTCAAAAAACAGAAATACAAACTGGCGCATTTTCAATAAACAATTTAAGTATAGCTAGCGGGTTTCATCCAGACCCAAGTAAAAAAATAACAAATTTAACATGCAATAAATTATTTGATGCAAATAATTACTCATTAAATACAGGCGCAATTTGGACTATAGAAAGACTTGGAACTACAAATAGCTATAGTATCGTTCCTGAAACTGAATTTTATAGAATTATTTCTATTACAGAAGGAGAAGATTCAAAATATCAAATTAATGCAATGGAATACAATCCATCAAAATATGGCGCAATTGAATCAGGATTATCTTTGGTAGAAGCGCCAGTCCCAGAATTACCAACTACTTTACCTGCGGGTGTTCCAACTTCAATATCTCTTACTCCTGGTACATCTAGTTTAGATATATCTGTAGCTATTGGCCCACAATCAACTCTTTATACTTCAAATTCCAGTGCATATTGGCGAGTATTTATGAAAAAAGGTTCGGATTTTAATGGTGGTGATCTAGACGAAGAAGGATTCATAAATTCACAAGGCGATTCTATAAATATACCATCATCTGATTTTATGATTTCAAACGCTGCTGTAGAGGCAGATCCAGGTACAACAACTATTAAAGCGTCAATTGATGAAAATAATAGAACATATTATTTTCGAGTATATGGAGTTAATGTTTTAGGTTATATTTCTAATGGATTTACCGCTGGAAATGTTTTATATAATAATAATGATCTTGCTGATTATTCAAATTTTATAACTTTAAAAGACTTCTCGTATTCTGGCCCAAACACGCCAAAAACAAATGTTGACGCTGGGGGAACAAATTTATTTAGTGGAGATACCTTAGCATTAAATTTTAGAATAGTTAATAAATATCCAGAAATTGTAAATTATGTTTGTAGTGATTTACAATTTAGATTTGATTTTGCAACTGGCTCCACATGGAATACAAATTATATTATATCCAGCGTCATAACTGGAATAACTAGCACAAGGTTAGACGGATCATATACTATTCAAAAATCTACTGATGGAACAAATAGTGGATTTGGATTTTTAAGTGGAATAGCAACTGATAATTTATGGATTGGTATAGACGCAAGAACTGGATCTGGTGGAAAATGGTGCTCTCAAACTAGTTTAGCTACTGATAGATACACAAGAGAAAGTGGATCTCTAAGAGGATTTTTCAAAAATGAGCTTCCAGATTTCTCTACTACTGGAGATTCCACCTCGATAAATACTCCAAGCACCTATACTATAAAATCATATGTTAATGCAGATAATAATATTTATCTGACTGTGCAAGGATATTCAACTAAATATCCAGATATCAATTCATTTATTTTATTTTTTACAGAAGATGGAAGCGGAATATTAAGTAAAAGCAATATCAATAATTATTTACAAGATTCAAAAAGTACTTTAAATAATAGTTGGGTGAAACAGTTAGGCCTCGCTGGTATTCAAGTCAGAAATGCTTGGTCAAATGGGTTTGATATATATTCTACCGTTGATCCTTTTATTCCAAGCGCTGGCATATTAAGAGGAGGAGCTATAAGAATTATTCCAGTAGATACTTTTCAAAATCTTATAATAGATAAGTCTGATTATATTAGAGAATATCATGGTGAGGTGGGCGATCGGTCATTTAGATATCCAAATGGTAATTATATTCCACAAAATATAGTACTCAATAATAAAAAATTTATTGATCAATTAATCATGATGAATGATGCTACTAATGATTATCCAACAGAAATTAGTGCTTCTTTGATGGATTTCTTCACTAAGCAAGAAGCAATTCTTATGAGTGGGGATATTTTAAACCAAGTAGTTAAGTTGAAAACCAATCAAAATGTTAGTGGAATTAAAAATTTTTACGATAGACCAACGGTAAATGGTTCTGGTGTTTTATTGCAAGGTGAAGCGGCTGGAGGTGCGCTTGGTTCTGGAGTAAATGTTAAAGACGAAGGAACATTAGTAGCAGCCACTCAATATTTAAATTTTAAAGGCGCAGGAGTTGTGGCTGCATTAAATGGAACTGATGTAGATATAACAATTCCTGGAGTTGGAATATCATCAATAGATAATCCATTATTTGTAACTGGAAATCAAAATGTTTCAGGTGTTAAAACATTTTTAAGTGGTATATTGTCAACAACAGGAATTACTGGTACAAATCTTGTTTATAATACTGGCGACCAAACCATCAAGGGGACAAAAACTTTTGAAAATATTATTGCTAGTGGAATTATTTCAAGCGGAGGAGTTACTGGGAATAATTTAATTTATTTAACTGGCACCCAATATATTGAAGGAGAGAAAACATTTGCATATTTATATTCTCCCTCATTGGTTTATAATACTGGCAATCAAAGTATTGCTGGAATTAAAAATTTCACTTCTGGAATCAATAGCCCAAATATTGTTTACAATTCAGGAAATCAAACTATTTCTGGTATTAAAAACTTTTTAGATAGACCAACTTTTAGTGGGACTGGATTTTTATTAAGTGGAGAAGATCTTGGCCCAAATATAAAATTATCTAATATTTTGCAAAAAACTGGTAGTCAAGAATTAAATGGATTTTTGAATATAAAAAGTGGATTATCAGTTGAAAATATTATTTATAGTAATGGGTTAATAGTTAGTGGCAATATAACTGGCAAAAATATAGTTTATAATACTGGAGATCAAGATATTAGCGGGGTAAAAACTTTTGCTTCTAGACCAACTGTGAATGGAACTGGAATTTTACTCGCAGGAGAAATTTATCCAGGGTTAACTACTGATAAAATAGTATATACGACTGGCAATCAAAGTATTGCTGGAATTAAAAATTTCACTACAAGCATATTATCTAATAATTTAGTTTATAA